CGAGCCAAGCTGGAACAGGCCACCCATCAACCCACTCCCTGTGGAAGCCGAGCGGTTGGCGTTCGCGTTCTGTTGATTGAGCGAGAGGGCGTTAGCGCCCAGCACGTCCGTCGCGTTAACCTGCGTCGGGGTGTAGGCAACGCCTTGCGGTGTCGTGACCTGACCAGACGAAAGCAGGGCCGACAGTTGATTGATCGGCTGGTTCTGGACGTAAGCCCGCTCTTGCAAGCCCTGATTACGGGCCTGATTATTGAACGTCCCGCTTTGCGTCGCGGCGCTTAGGCCTTGCTGGAGGGCCTGATTTTGGGCGTTCGCATAGGCATCCGTCCGATCCCGCGCGAAGTCTTGGCGAAGGTTGCGGGTTGCGTCGCTGTTCTCGCTCAGACCCTGCGCAGCGAGCTTCGCGTCCATAGACGATTCAGCGCGCGCAAACTGAGGATCAAGCCGACGAGAAGCAGACTGAAAAGCAGCATCCTCATAACGCTGCCGAGTCGCATCATCCATCCCCTGCAAATCAGGAAGGCCGGTCGTGGACAGAGGCGTTCCCAGAGCGTCATTCACACGCCCGATTTGTTGCCCGGCCGTACCTAGCGCGGCGTTGTAAATCTGGTTTTGCTGGTCATACGCTTGCTGGTTGCCAGCATCGAGCGACGTGACTTGACGATACCCACCAGGGGCCGAAGGGTCCGCGACATAGTTCACAGAGCCGCCCGGCCCCGTGGTGTTCACCATGTTCAGGCGCTGTTGTTCTTGCGCCGTTGCCGTGTTTGCAGCCCCTTGCGCACTAGCAAGGGCTACCGGATCAGGTGCCGCTGGTGATCTTGCCTTGCCGCCCATTGAATCTGTGCTTTTCCCAATCCGTCCGCATTAGGCCCGACAGGATTGCGTCATCATCCCCGAACCCAAGACGGATATTGCCTTCGAGGCGAAACCCGAACTTATTGAGGAACTGGCGAGCCCGACGATTCCGCTTGGGTGTCAGGCTGGTGATCCGAGCCACTCCGACTTGATCGAAGGGGTAACTAAGGATGGCACAGACAAGGTTAGGCGTCAACCAATTGGCTTGCGTGGCTGCGAACGATACCTGAATATTCTTCCACTGCGGCTGGTAATCGTGAAAGACTACACCGCCGACAAGCGTTCCGCTGTCATTTATAACCCCGATGGCCGTCGATGGGCCAAATTCGGTCATGCCGGGGATAAGGCTCGCCACCCACTGAGACACCGTTTCATTGTGTCCGTAGAGTAGCCTCAAAGCTGACCACCGCTCTGATTTTCAAATTTCACGTTGAAGGCTACAACCTCCATAATCGCCTGACTTGAGGCTCCACCAAGCTGATAGGCGAGAATGTCCATATCGGTCTCTACCCCGACCACAGAGCCGTCACCGACCGCGACGTCAAAGTATGAGAAGAAGTCAGCTTCCAAAGACAGGCGGATAGACCCGCAATAGCCAATCCCCGTGGCCCCGGTCCAGCTATCGCGAATCTCTGTCGCATCGGACCACAAAGCCTCATCCCACAAGGCCTGATCCCATAGCGAGCCTTCAGCCGCTACAAGGGTCGGGATACTGAAGTTGGCAGACTCTTTGAAATCCGTCATCATCGTGATTGCAGGGGCTAGGCCAGATGAAACCCGAAGGATCGGCTGCATCATCTCGAACTTCTTCAGGCTACCGCGCGACCCAAAATAGTTCCAAGCGGTCTCCATATCCCCGATGATGATGACGCCATTATCTGACGACCCCTGATCCCAGACATAGACGCCATCGGCCGCGCCAAACATGATCGTATCGTTAGCGATGAACCAGCAGAATGCGTTGATGCCTGTGAACCGGCACCATGCCCCGGTCTGGATATTCTGGACGTATTGCTCTGACCTCGACAGATCAGCGACAGGGACGTTCACCATCGCGAGCGAGCCCTTTTGGTAAAGGATGCACTCCCAGCCGAAGTTATTGCGATAGGCGCTTGCCGCGCGAAGGAACGAGGGTTGAATCCGTGCCGTCAGAGCAACGAGGTTTTCTTGCGCCCTGTCCAGCGCAAGGGCTTGCGAGAGAGGCACAACGCCATCTGTGGTCAGCACGACCAGATCGGCCCCATACTTGATCAGGGATCGTCTGGAGAGCGGCAGGCCGACGTTATAGACCCCGACAAGCGCCCAATCGTTGGCGTCTGACGGGTCCGTTCCCTGATAGACCGCGACCTGCCCTTGAGTCGTAACCCACACCGCCAGATCGTCAGCGCCGGAACCGCCATCAACGGTCCAAGTGGCTTGGCAGAGAAGCGTCCCGCCTTTGTCAAAAACAGGCCCTAGATCAAGCAGGCCAGCAGCCCCTTGGATGGCGTTCGGGGCCAAGTACCAGACGCGAAGGCTTTGATCCTCGACATGGAACAAGCGGCCCTTATGCTCCATCACATCGATTAGCGACTCTGGGTCCAGGCCCGATCCGGTGATGACCGATTGAGCCCACGCTGTGCCGTTGTAATAGATTGGAGCCGCTGCACCATTATCCGCGATGATGAACGTGCCCGCATCATTGGCGAAGTTAATCCATTGAAAGCGGGGCGAGCCTGTCTCGGAATAAACGACGACCGGCGTTTCGTCCAAAGAGGTCATATCATAGATATTGCCCCCGGATGCTCCGAAGATTTTATCCACGCCAGACGAGCGATAGACCATGCCGGTCTGTATCGGGAGCGGGACACCGACTTGCCAAGGCGTGAAGCCCCGGCGCAATTCCACATAGCCGGATCGGGGAATGAAGTTGTCGAGAACAACCGCGTTTTCCTCCGGCATATCAGCCAGAGCCGACGACGTATCCCAACCCCCTACAGGAGCGGGGACAGTCTTTCCAATCGACACCCGGCGCTGTGTATTGGCCTGAAGCGGTTGACGCCCGTAGCGTTGTGCGGCCTGTCTCATAGCGCTACCCAAACCCCGTCCTGCAACTGATATTGGGTCTTAGCAGGCATGACGACAAAAATCCTCCCGTCCCGCGATTGTGCAGGATCGGGAAGCTCATCACCATATCCCGACAGGTGTTGATTGATCCTGCGCCGGAACGTGTTGATGTTCTTTGTGTCGTCAATCGAGATAGGCATTACTTGTGCAGATGCGCCCTCTGAGGCACCACCCCCCATTCCGCAACCTCGACACGCAACCGCGCTGCTACAGCTTCCTCAAACGTATCAAACCGGCCGATGTTTTTAAATCCGGTCGGAAGGCTAATAAAGGCCATCCATTTTCCGCGAGACTTATCCCAATGAACGCCTTTGAAGCCCGATGTATTTTCGGTTCTGTCCTTTTGGTTCCGGCTATTCTCGGCGCAAGTCACTACGCGAATGTTGGACCGTCGATTGTCCAGCGTGTTTCCGTTGATGTGGTCAACTTGCAGGCCTTCTTCACGCGGTAGTCCCATTCGATCCGCAATAAGCCGGTGCATAGATATTTTCTTGCCACGGACGCCTTTGACCATTTTGGCATCGCGCATTGCGTAAGGCCCCCACCTAATAGCGGTAGCGTACCACTTAAGGCAGGCCAGATCGGCATCCTCATCATCAATGAGAGCTTTGTAGCCTTTGGTAATCTGGACGTACATCATGGCCCTGGATACGACCCTACGGGGATATTTGGAGACAGAATGTATTGTCCGTCGCCCGTCGTGTTGATCTGTCCGTTACCGCCGTCACGAGCCTGAACCTGTGCCAACTCGGATTGATAGGTGCGGAAGTCTTCGGCGTAGTCGAGGCCTTTGGATTTCAGGAACCGCCAGCGAATGCCGAGCGTGAACAGATACGAGTCTATGTAAGTCGTGTCGCTATCCGCCAGAAAGCGGCTTTGCGGAACGTCCTCGGATGATTTGCACCAGTTCTTGCTGGCGTACTCATACGCAATCGTCTCACCCGCAGCAGGCGTCGGGGTGATCAGGAACTGCCCATGCCGCTGAATGAAGGCGAGGAACACCCGATTTAGCTGGGGCTGGGCCTGTATCGACTGCCATTGCTGGGGTGTGATCGGGCCGATAACGGAACGCATCTGCGTCCGGTTAAAGAACGAGTCATGAATGAAGCGGTCCCAATCATCGGGAACCGCCGTGGTCTGGGCTGGGGTCGCGGTGGTGACGAACGTATGCTGTTCGCGCATCACCTGCCAATCGTAGCTTCCCGCCATCTCCTTGCCTTGCTCATTGGCAAGCGCATAGAGTTGACGCACCTGTTGATCCGTCGAAAACACGACCGACGTAGGCCGAGGAATCGACAGAAGGTCAGTGGCGTCCTGAATGATTTCGAGAAGCGTGCCCATCATTTAACCTTCGGAGGGCGTCCACGACGGGCGACAGAGCCACCGGGAGCGCCGTCGCCATCGTGATCCAGTTGCGGCAAGCGGCCTTCATTGAAGTTAGCCCAAGCCCCCGCATGATCCCGCTTGTCTGCGTTAGTCGCTAGGCGAGGACCGATCTTGGACGATGAATCAGCCTGAAACTGAAACATGACCTCGCCGTCCCATTCAAAGAACAACGCGCCCGGCGTATAGATGCTATCGCGCTCCAGCGTACTCATTCGTCTTCATCCTTTTCAACCGGACGGGTCATGGATTGAGCGGCGACCAGCGCCTGAATCTGAGCCTCAAGCGTCGCAATGCGTTGATTGGCCTCTGCCAAGGGGGCCGCCTGATCAGCCTGTGCAAGCCATGCCCTAGCCCGCTCCCGCAAGGCATGACCACCGATAGGGACCACCTTGCCAAGCTGTGTATCAGACAGGCCCGCCAGTTGCTCGACAGTGCGAACATGGTGCGAAGACATCTCAATGACTTGAGCCCGGCCCACCGCAGCCCATTCAGACAGGGGCGTCCCATCCTCGGGAGGCTCTGTGGATTTCAGGAATGCATCCCATTGACGGGGCCAACGTTCCTTGTGTTCGTCCTTCACCTTCACGACCGGCGTAGCGTTCTTGTCGCCGGGGATGAACATTTCGACATAGGGCATTTCGGTCCAGACCTCACGCCCCTGCTTTTCCGACTCGAAGTTGTTTCGGATCGGGTTCATGAAGAAGCGGGGAATGATCGTGTCGCGATCCGTCCGTGTGGCAAAAATCGTGTCGTCCATAAGTCCTCCAATAGCCTAGTTTTGCAAAAAGCGCCACATCAACGCCGTGGCATGAAAAGCAACCCCACAAGGGGCAGAACGAAAAACACGATGACGACAAACAGGATCATTTGAGAGCCTTCCATATGTCAGGGATCAGCCCTCGGCCATGCACAAAGACCTTCACGCCCTTGTCCTTCAGGAACGCAAGCTGATCCTTGAACTCCATAGCCTGACGGACCATCCACCGGGCCGCGCGATAGGTCTTGTCACCCATCACGACCGTCTGCGTTGCATCGTCGTCATTCAGGCTTTGCGCATAGGCGTGGTGATCCTCGCCGTGATAGCAACTGTCGAACCCGTAGAGATGGATTTTGCGGTATCCCGAGAGCCATGCGAGGTAGAGCGTTCTCAGGCCCACAGTCCCGCCACCAGGGACGAAAACGATGGGCTTTGTCTCCTCCCAAGGCTTCACGATAGACCATAGTTCCTCCCCGTCATGCATCCCTGAATGCCACAGAACAACATCATGCCCCGAAAGCGCATCAAACACGCACGGATGAACCTGAGAAGCGAGGAAATAGCGAATATCCTTCGGCGCATCCTCGACCATGCCGACATTGTCCGCCCTTGCGTCCAGCATGACATGAGCGTCGGGCTTGACCCCCTTGGACAGCAGGAAGCCCAGAGCGTTGTTCACCGTGACGATACGGGCTCCCCGGCGCTTGTGATCCTTGATCGCCTTGACGTTCTCTTTCATGGAAGGGCCGCCCGCGACAATGACGCAAGCCGTGCCCTGCGTATCGAACCCAGAGAACCATTCGAGGTCGCGCTTCACATTCTGGCGGATGTTGTCGTAAGCAAACTCGTCCGAGACGTTCATACCGTCCATGACGGGGAGAGACGTATATCCACCCACTTTCCAGACGTCAGGAACCCATCCCGTCGTGATTTCATGGGGGTTGGGCCTGCCGTGGAATATGACCGCTGTGCAGCCCTCTGGAGGCCAGTTAACGGCATCCTTGCGGTACGAGACGAACATATGAGGCGGGAAGGTCTGCCAATCCGACACGACCTTGATATAATCCTGGTCCCCGCCATAGGTTGAGACATCGCGGGGCAACAGATTCCAGATCGCCCGATGCTCGCCATGACGCCAGCGCATCACCGACGAGTTGTAGCAATCGTAATACCAATCTTGGATGATGCCGTGGAGGAGACCTTCGAGCCGCCCTGTGACGCAGACGTCTAGGTCCATATAGAGGATTTCGTCGCCCTCATCCCACGGCATTTCAGGGGAGAACAGGAAGCATTTCTGCCACCAGCCTTCCAAGGCGGGATTGGCCGGGATCGCCGCAATACCCTCGGGGAGCGAGTCGGGATCATCCGTCAGGCAGTAATGCTTTTGATCCTCGCGCAAGTTACGGGCGATCATGTCGTGCAGACGCAGGACGTATTCGGGGCCGTATTTCTGGCCTACGCGGACGCTCACAACGTGGATCATGCGCGGGCCGCCTTCAAACGCAGTTTATATGCTTCATCTAGTTTGTCTTTTCTGGCCTTGCGTTCCTTCGCCGCGACGAACATCCGCGCGACCCTCATTTGCTGGGTCACGTCGCTGTTTCCACGGCTGGAGTTGCACCCACGACAAGCCATCAAGAGATTGGAGAAGTGATTACTTCCGCCCTTTGACCTTGGCTTTACGTGGTCGATTGACGGGGCCTCAGGCGCGTTCAGCAAGGCCGACTTTCTCGCCTCGTCAGGGTGCGGCATCTGCTTTAGGCAAAGCGCACAGACACCGCCTTGCGCCACATAAAGCCTCCGCATGATGGAGTGCTTTACAGACGGGTCTCTCAAAGACATCGCTACCTCCATAGCAAAAGAGCGCCAGACCGAAGCCCGACGCTCTTAAGCTATCACTGAAAGCTAGTGGAGGCTAGGCTTACAGGAAGTTGGATCGAGCCCAGAACTTCTGGCCCGTGACAACGCCGCCCGTGGTGTTCACGTTGAACGATTGAGCCACACCGGCCGAAGCCGCAGCAGCCGCCGATCCAGCGGTTCCAAGAGTGATGTTGGCAGTCGAGCCGAGCGTACCCTGCGCCAGAGCCACAACGTGCTTGCGCCCGTCGATAGCGTGGGTCGGGGTCAGAGCGGCAAAGTTAAGGGTCGAGGACTTAGCGTCCAGGTCAATCCCAGCAAGCGGGGTGACGGTGAAGATAGTCGCAGCAGTGGAAGCCATTTCAGCATCTCCTTTCGAGATGGGATTAGTCCTGGAAGAGGACGCCTTGCAGGAAGGCGTTGGAGAGCGTCATGTTGCCAGCCCAGACGATGGGCTTGACCATAGCGTCCTGGTTGATCGAGTTGACCGACTCAAGAGGGACCATGTTGCGGTTCGAGTGGGGCCGCCAATGCAGATACTGAGTGTTCAGCATATACATATGGTTCGTCGGGCAACCACCGGCAGACGCACCGCCAGCAACACCCGCAGCACCGGCACCGAAGCCATCCAGCACGACGTCAGCGTCCATGTACTTCAGCGAGGTAAAGCCCGCCGAGGCCATTTCATCCGAGGTGATGCGCTGGATAGCCTGAAGGCTGTTCAGGTAGAACCCGTAATAGTTCGAGTCCGCCAGAATCAGGTCGGGGCGATCCGTGCCGCGAACCAGCTTGAAATACAGCCCGTTCATGAAGCGTTGGATGTTCGCAGCCGAGGCCGCCGAACCGCCATCCGCAGTGGCTTGGAACTTCTGATTACGCCAGAAATTCCACGTCGCGCGGTTGATGCCACCAACGGTGCCGGTGGTCGGGTCATCCGCCACAAGCAGTTGCAGGCCACCGATCTGCTTGCCACCGGACGCCGTGCCATTGGAATACATATCCTGCGAAATGCCGTTCTGCATGGTCTTTTCCGCATTGCGGATACGCGACTTCAGCAGGGGGATGATAGCTTCGGTGCCGGTGTTCTGGACCGAGCCTTCCAGACCGGAAATCGTCACGTTGACCGCGACTTGCTTCCAATCGAACTCAGCAGCCGTAAACACGTCGCTAGGCGAGATATTCAGGACTTCATAGCCGGAGTAGCGCTGATAGGTGACGTTCTCAGCGTATTCCAGTTCCTGCACGATGGTACGACCACCAGAGACAGGATCGATGGTGCCGCGCCGCTTCATGCGGTTCAGCAGGGCGTTGTTCTTCGTCACGTTGTCGGCAAGCTTGCCGGTGCGCGAACGGAGGGTAGTGGTTACGATTTCATTCAGACCGGGGGAGGCCATTGTCTATTCTCCTTAACGACCCGAAAGCTCAAGAATGGCGTTTCGGATGTCGTCCTCAATGGTTGCGTTGGGATTGTTGCCGATAGTCCGTGGCTCCGCAGGGGAACCCGTGACCGACGCTCCTGCCGCCCGCTTGCGCGCTACATCACCTGAAGGGGCCGGAATGACCTGCGCTTGCTGAAGCAAAGGCCGAATGTCCGGACGCATCCAACAGGCCATCTCGTAAGCCTCCGGCAAATCCTTCGCTTTCCCCGTGCTGATCAACGCCGCCATGTCATCGCGAACATTGTCAAAATACAGGTTCTTCGGGTCTTGTCGGAAACTCTCGATCTGGGACAACATCCCGGCTTCCTGTTGAGAGCCGATTTGCTGCTTGATCTGCGCTAGCTCTTGCTGGAGAGCCAGAAATTCTGGATTTGCGGCTGTCCCTTGAGGCTGGGCCTGACTAGGCTGTCCTCCGGTGGGCTGGGCCAAATCTACGCCGTATTGACGCGCCAGATAGGCCAGTGCCTGCTTGGGATCACGCTCTAGCCAGTCTGAAGCTTCAAGAAGCTGCTTGACCGCCGTTGCTTCATCCACGCCCGCAACGGCCCATTTCTGGCGGTGCGGTGCAATGACCTGTTCCAGCGGCTCATACCGCTTGACGTCCTTGTCCTTCATCCGAAGGCCCTGATCAATCTCCTGTTCCCGCTTGTTGATTGCCGCTTGCACGGCAGGGGAGAGGGTCGCGAACTGAGCCTTGGCTTCAGGTGCCCAAGAAACTGGCGGGCGGATGGCGCTCTGAGAGGGTTCCGCTTGCGCTTTAGGGTCTTGTGCGGGTTGATCCTGCCCTACTTCATCGGGCTTTGCAACAAACTTTCCATCTTCGCCCCGAACGCGGCCTTTTTCATCCACCTTCTCGACAGGCTTGGAAGGTTCTTTCGCCTCGACAGCTTCTTTAACCTCTGGCTCCGGCGCAGGTTCAGGCGTTTCCAGCCCGGCCAGTGCAGCCCTCAGATCGGCATCCAGGTCGTCCGCTTGTTCGTCTACAAAGTCATTCATAATCTAGCCTCCAGCTTGTGAATGGTTTCTACAATGTCCGCCTCTAGTTGGCGGTCGCTGTCTACATGGGGTTCGGACGGGGGTTCAGGTGCAGACCAATCGTTCCCGACGATTGAGCATCCCGCATCCTTCACCGCGCGCTCATAGGCAGAGCGGCTGTCATACATCTGACCATTCGCAGGGTTCACGGTCGGGGCCATGCCATCGGTGCGGATGTAAGGGACGCCTAGCGGACTTCTCTTGCTCTCACGAACCGGCACACACTCGCGCGGCCATGCCTCGAAAGCGTGGAAGGAGCCACAGACCTTGCAAAGCCGCTGTCTCAAACGAGAGTCCCTAGTGATTGCCAATTAGCCGCTCCACGGCTTTCCGCGAACGCCTGCATAGCCTCGTTTATGTTCGTGTAGGAGGTCGTCATCTTTTCGTTGATCCAGATCAGGCAAGCTTCATCGAACGTAGCGCCGTCCGGTATCGTCGCTTCAGCCTGAAACGCTTTCATAAGGTCGTCGTTATAGGTGTCGTCTGTCGTCGATCCTGTGATAGCCCTTGCGCTGGCCTGCCGTAGTCCTTGCTGGCTCATGTAGCGTTCCGCACGACAATCAGGTCATAATTCACGGTCACGTCCGTATTGTTTTGCCCGCAAGTGATGATGCGCGGGATGATGTCGGTTTTCTGCGC